CTATGCTGTTTTGATATCTACGATAACCCAGTCTTTACCACGATCATCATTGTATCGGTCGGTCATTTTTCTGGATTTATGGCCTAACAACTTTTGCGTATCCAGACCCTGTTCCCGATATAACCGTTCTGACAGAGATCGCTGCTCATGAAATGTGGGCGCAGTTCCTTGCTCCCATTTTATGCCACATTTTTCCCTGGCCTTTTTAAAAGCCGTTGTCAGAGTATTTGCAGAAACCTGGTCTCCTCTGTTTGCTTGAGAGGTAGTGTGACGGTAATGGACCAGATATTTACTAACAACAGCATCCCTGCACTGAGATATAACTTCACGAAGGGTAATATTCAGAGCATCGCATTTCAGGTTAAGCGGAATAGCAAGTTTTGAACCGGTTTTTTCCTGAGTAATGTGCAACATGTCGTCCCATATATCAGAGAATTTCAAATTGCAGATATCGCCTAAACGTTGTCCAGTAACAAGAGCAAGTAGCATGCCGCATTTTAAATAGGGCTGCCGTCTGCTTACGCTTTCAAATATTGCCTGCCATTCGGGCAGTGACAATCTTTGGCGGTTTACTCGATTTCGCGGTTGTTTTGTTGCCTGCGCTGGGTTAAATCCTGGCGGAACATGTCCTGCGTGTTGTGCTTCTTTGAAGACGTCGATCAACACCATTCTCACGACTTGCGCCATCCTGTTATGACCTTCAGCCTTTACAGCATCAATTATTTCGGCAATATCAAGTGCGGTAATATCCTTGAGGTGTTGCATTCCACAATGCTCACGGAAAAGACGAATGGGTTTGCCTTTTTGCCGATAGGAGTTGGGTCTTAGTTCATTATGTTGCAGCCTGTCCTCCTGGATAGAAATATATTTATCAAGCCATTCTGTCACCGTAATGTCTGAGCGCCTGCCTTTCATTCTTTCCAGACGCTCATTGACGCTTAATATTTGTCTGGTACGTTGTTCAGCAATAATGGTATTTGCTTCAGTAGCAACTTGTTTTGCTTCATTCTCATCAGTTCCTAAGCTATGAAAACGACCGGATAGTGGATGTTTGTATTGCCAATATACCTTTCCGGTTCGCTTATCTAATTTGCAATATAAATTGGGTATAGAGATTTTGTGAGATCGGGGTCTAGCAGCCATCAGCGATTATCCGTTGGAGTTTTGGGTTTGCGTTTATTGGGAGTTGCGGTTCTGCCAGCGTTCCTACAAAACGGGAATTTCGGTCAATCATCCAGTAGCGACCAACTTTTATAGCGGGTGGGGCCATCATTTTCCCTTGCGCGTATTTTTTCAGAACTCGCTCACTTGGTGCTAAGTCCCCAAATTCTTCTTTAGCCCAGTCCTGTAAAGTGATTAGTCGAGACATTTGTCCTCCTCTTAGCTGCTGAGGGAGTTTGTGACCGATATATCTGACATGATATTAAGCTCATGGCAGGTACATCTCTTGACTGGTCATAGAGATAAATTTAATGCTGAGAAATGCAGTATTGAATTTATCAATTTTTCTATTTCCTGCGTATGGCACGTAACTTCTTAATGTGTTCTGCCGTTTCGATCTCTTCTGCTATCCGATCTGCATCAGCTTTATTCACAGGTTCAAAGTCATGATTAAAGCGGAACATGCTGGCGATACATGTTCTGCCTTTTCGGATGTAGTGAACTTTGTTGTGGGTAGAACGCAGGATTTTGCAGGGAGTGCCGTGGTGGTCGACGTACCAGGTGTTAGGAAAAATGATTCTGAACATTTTTACACCTCAGTTGGACGATGTTGAAATTTGCTGCTTTGAGGCCATCACAGTCCCCATTGTTTGTTCTTAAGTTCGATCTCCTCCTGGCAACTTGCACAAGTCCGACAACCCTGAACGGCCAGGCGTCTTCGTTCATCTAGCGGATCGCCACACTCACAACAATGAGTGGCAGATATAGCCTGGTGGTTCAGGCGGCGCATTTTTATTGCTGTGTTGCGCTGTAATTCTTCAATTTCTGATGCTGAATCAATGATGTCTGCCATCTTTCATTAATCCCTGAATTGTTGGTTAATACGCTTGAGGGTGAATGCGAATAATAAAAAAGGAGCCTGTAGCTCCATGATGATTTTGTTTTTCATGCTCACCGTTCCTTAAAGACGCCGTACAGCATGCTGATATGAGACAATGTTGATTCATTAAGTTGTTTCCAGACTTCCTTTGGTAAAAGCTTGTATCAGTCTGTTTGCTGCTGCTTTCTGCGCTGCCACATTGGCAATAACCGATAGTTTTTCCTGGCTGGCTTTCGTGCAGATCCCCGCCCAGTTATCCATCAGAAAAAAATCCTCTCTTTCTGCAGAGCTGGTAGTTGCACAGAGTTTTTCGATCATAGAAGTTATTTCTGCGATGGAATGATTAACCATCATCTGTTGAACCGCAAAACCGAAAGCGTTAATCATTACTCCATGGAACTGAATATAATCGCGCTTGTACGTAGCGTGGTGTACACCATGTCGGATTGAGTCAATCTGAGTTAGTGTAATCCATGCCTCCCAGACAGATTCTATATATCCCATTTCAAGTTGTTGATTGCCGTTCCTAGCAAACTTTGACGTTGCATCAGTGAGTGCCTTGAAACTCACCCACATATTACTTTTTAATGGCACTACGTTGTGTTCAAAATCGGTTATATCGGCAAATACAGTATGTTGGGTCAGGAAGGATATCATTCCCTGAGCAATATCATCCCGGCCGTTATACGCCATATTGATGGTCGCTGATGGCTTAGAAACGTTGTTATTTATGTCCGAAAAGAACTGCTGCCGGGTTTTTAGCGGCAGATTCATTGTAAGCATCATGGGAACCATGAGCGTTGATGGGGAACTTCGGCAAAATATCTCAATGCCAGCTGCACGATGTTGGCCATCAAAAAGTTTTATTTCGGCGTCGAGGGGAATTCTGGCTATACCAACATTTGTGTTGCCAAACGGTACAAATTCTATATTCGAATCACAGTTACCTACGAGAGGGGGAATGATAAAAGACTCATTTCTTGAGTCTGCGTTAGTGAGATAATTTAAAAATTTTCGTACTCGATTTGGATTAATTTCTCGCTGAGAGCGTTCCAGTGTATGGCCGTAATTATCTGAAGCGAGGAAACGAGCCAGCGATCTTCCTGGTATGGTAAGGAAGAGTGTAACAGTACCACCCTGTACACCTTGCGATGCCGGAAATTCGAATGAATGATTACCAACCTGACTCATATATCCTCCTGTTTATTATTTATCTTCTCAGCCAGCCGCTGTGCTTTCAGTGGATTTCTGATAACAGAAAGGCCGGGAAATACCCAGCCTCGCTTTGTAATGGAGTAGACGAAAGTGATCGCGCCTACCCGGATATTATCGTGAGGATGCGTCATCGCCATTGCTCCCCAAATACAAAACCAATTTCAGCCAGTGCCTCGTCCATTTTTTCGATGAACTCCGGCACCATCTCGTCAAAACTCGCCATGTACTTTTCATCCCGCTCAACCACGACATAATGCAGTCCTTCACGCTTCATACGCGGGTCATAGTTGGCAAAGTACCAGGCATCTTTTCGTGTCACCCACATGCTGTACTGCACCTGGGCCATGTAAGCCGACTTTATGGCCTCGAAACCACCGAGCCGGAACTTCATGAAATCCCGGGAGGTAAACGGGCATTTCAGCTCAAGGCCGTTGCCGTCACTGCATAAACCATCGGGAGAGCAGGCGGTGCGCATACTTTCGTCGCGATAGATGATCGGGGATTCAGTAACATTCACGCCGGAAGTAAACTCAAACAGGGCTCTGGCGTCATTCTCGTACTGTTTTCCCCAGGCCAGCGCCTTAGCGTTAACTTCCGGAGCCACACCGGTGCAAATCTCAGCCAGCAGGGTGTGAAAGTAGGACATTTTCATGTCAGGCCACTTTTTACCGGAGCGGGGTTTTGCTATCACATTGTGAACTTCTGAAGCCGTGATGACGCCGAGTCGTAATTTGTTCCACGCATCATCTCCCTGTTCGACAGCTCTCACGTCGATCCCGGTACGCTGCAGGATAATGTCCGGTGTCATGCAGCCACCTTCTGCTCAGAGGCTTTCTGTTTCAGGAATCCAAGAGCTTTCACTGCTTCGGCCTGTGTCAGTTCTGACGATGCGCGAATGTCGCGGCGAAATATCTGGGAACAGAGCGGCAATAAGTCGTCATCCCATGTTTTATCCAGGGCAATCAGCAGAGTGTTAATCTCCTGCATGGTTTCATCGTTAACCGGAGTGATGTCGCGTTCCGGCTGACGTTCTGCAGTGTATGCGGTATTTTCGACAATGCGCTCGGCTTCATCCTTGTCATAGATATAAGTGGCTTCACAACAAAGCAAAGGTATCCCCTGAACATGTCGGCAGCATTGTTACGGCTACTGGTGGAGTAGTGAAGGCATACCAGATTCGCCCGGATCTTCCGAAGTTGTTTCCACACACCGAAAAGAACGCAGCTTAAATTTCCATTTCACGCTCTTTAACAATAAGCAATCAACTTAACAGTCAATTCAAACTAAAGGAGTCAATTATGCAACTACTTACATACCAACAGACTAGCGGATTTAGCCCGACTGCGGTGATAAATCGTTCTCAAACAAAACAGGTGCCAGGCCACGAAAAAATCCGTGATGCCGTCCGCGCCTGGTCGGCTGAAGATAATCAGGATGTCGTTGCCACACTCATTGTGAATGAGTATCGGGAGCAGGGCGGCGGCACTATCGATTTCCCTGATGATGTCAGCCGTGCACGCCAGAAGCTGTTCCGCTTCCTCGATAACAAATTCGATTCTGAAAAATACCGAAATAACGTGCGTGAACTGACCCCGGCAATTCTGGCGGTACTACCGCTGGAATATCGCGGCCACCTGGTTGAGCAGGATAGCTTCATGGCTCGGCTGGCTGAAATGGAAAAGGAACTCTGTGAGGCAAAGCAGGCGGTCATTCTCAACGCACCACGCCACCAGAAACTGAAGGAGATGAGTGAAGGCATTGTGTCGATGTTTCGAGTGGACCCGGATCTGGCTGGTCCATTGATGGCGATGGTCACCACCATGCTGGGGGCAATATGACAGGTTCAAAAATGGCGAAAGTCGGTCTGCGGGAACAGAACCGACTTTCAGGTGCAAATCGTAACACACTCATTGCGGGAGGAATTATGGCAAACACTGCTGAGATATTCAATTTTCCTGTGCCGGATGTGGCACAAAAGGAGCGGCGCGTGGCAGATCTCGATGATGGTTATACGCGCATTGCAAATGAGTTGCTGGAAGCTGTGATGCTGGCCGGATTAACACAGCACCAGCTTCTGGTCTTTCTGGCTGTCATGCGCAAAACATATGGCTTTAATAAAAAACTGGATTGGGTTAGCAACGAGCAACTTTCCGAATTAACCGGGATATTGCCGCACAAGTGTTCTGCTGCAAAAAGTGTTCTGGTAAAGCGTGGGATTTTTATTCAGAGCGGGCGGAATATCGGCATCAATAATGTGGTCAGTGAATGGTCAACATTACCCGAATCGGGTAAGAAAAATAAAGTTTACCTGAAAGAGGTAAATTTACCTGAATCAGGTAAGAAAAGTTTACCTAAATCAGGTAAAGGCGTTTACCCGAATCAGGTAAACACAAAAGACAAACTAACAAGGTAATGCTGCCAACTTACTGATTTAGTGTATGATGGTGATTTTAAGGTGCTTGCGTGGCTTCCATTTCCATCAGATGTCCTTCCTGCTCCGCTACTGAAGGCGTGGTGCGTAACGGCAAAAGCACTGCCGGGCATCAGCGCTATCTCTGCTCTCATTGCCGTAAAACATGGCAACTACAGTTCACTTACACCGCCTCTCAGCCCGGTACGCACCAGAAAATCATTGATATGGCCATGAATGGCGTCGGATGTCGCGCCAGTGCACGCATTATGGGCGTTGGCCTCAACACGGTTTTACGTCACTTAAAAAACTCAGGCCGCAGTCGGTAACCTCGCGCATACAACCGGGCAGTGATGTGATTGTCTGCGCTGAAATGGACGAACAGTGGGGCTACGTCGGTGCTAAATCACGTCAGCGCTGGCTGTTTTACGCGTATGACAGGATACGGAGGACGGTTGTGGCGCACGTCTTCGGTGAACGCACTCTGGCCACACTGGAGTGTCTTCTGAGCCTGCTGTCGGCCTTTGAGGTCGTGGTATGGATGACGGATGGCTGGCCGCTGTATGAATCCCGCCTGAAGGGAAAGCTGCACGTTATCAGCAAGCGTTACACTCAGCGCATTGAGCGACATAACCTGAATCTGAGACAACATCTGGCAAGGCTGGGACGGAAGTCACTGTCGTTCTCAAAATCGGTGGAGCTGCATGACAAGGTCATCGGGCATTATCTGAACATAAAACACTATCAGTAAGTTGGAGTCATTACCAACAATTCTATCTAGCTCATTAGTACTCAAAGTCAGATTGGTAGCAATAAAAAAACAAGATATGTGATGACATGGCGCGGGGCTCAGAACCACTCGTGTATTTTCGCCACTGGCTATGACTGGCTGCACCTGCAAGATCTGCCATTTGTGTGCCAGTATACCCAAGCTCTGACTTTATGTTTACCAGATCCTCTGGAGTGCCGGGGAGTATAATCGTTGATTAATCGAATCTGCAACTATTTCAGAACGACCTAGGTTAAAGTGCGCTCTGCAGTCTCTTATATAAGGTGATACTTTAATTGTCTGGAAACTGGACAGGTTAGGAAGGAGCAGGAAACATCTTATTATACTTACCGAGTAGCTGCGGGTAAGGGGGGGATTTCCGTAGCCTGACAGGTAACATTGACACGTCAACATCGATGGTTTTTTTTATTTTTCCATGTGATGGAGCCCTGGTTGAAATGAAGCGTGAACTGATTGATGACTGACAAAAGTTGGACTGGAAGATGCTCGCGCACAGGGAGGAATTGGTGGACGTCGTCCTAAACTTACATCAGAACAATGGGCGCAGGCCGGGCGATTAATTGCATCAAAAGTCCCGCGTCAGAAGGTGGCGATCATCTATGATATTGGTGTATCTACTTTGTATAAGAGGTTTCCAGCCAGGATTATATAAAACTGCAGACACGCCGTATGCAAGACGTGCTGCGGTTGGCTGATGCACTTTCGAGAGTGTATGTATTGAATAATTTCCAACCGTCATTAATTTTATTTATTTTTTGCATGAGAGGATTTGAACCTCCGAGCCTCGACACCTTATGACAACGCGATATTCCCTTGATGACCGCTATGCGCCAAAATAACCAATTGATAAATAAGTTGATTTTAATTAGTTGGAAGCAAGTCAGGTCAAATTCAGCATGCCGCTCTCTGTATCGGGTAGTTAAATTTTTCTATAACTGATAGTAATATGTTAAAACTCACACAGATAAATTATCATTGCTCAACAAGTATAATGGAGTTCCCGTGGATACAGCAGAACATGATGGCAAATTTGCTTGGGCTAGTTTTTATGAGGCTTTTGCCAACGCGTTACTGACTTGGCGAAATCGTAGAGATGAATTAGTCAAAGGTATTCATCTAATTGCCTCAGGTGTGGAAGGAATGTCCCATCTGCAGGACAAATCTATTATGGGAGAGATCTTTCCCTTAAAAGACATTTGTCCGTTTACTACTATGGGCTTGTTCAATCGTAACTTGACCGACAGCAATCGCAAAATTATTGCTGCCAAGCTAGCGAATTTGTTGGGCGTGAACGAACCGATTCCTGACTCCTTTGCCGGAATCCCGCTGTTGAATAACCAAAAATCTTGGTTCTTTGGTTATGAAAAGTCACGCGACCCTAATGACATTGAATGCTTGTGGGAAATGTTCTCGCAGGCAATGACCTTTGCGGATAACCAGAATACTAACTCTGCAGACTTCACTGCCGCATATGACATTGCTTCTACAGTAATGAATGTCGGTTGGAATCTCACCATGGGGTTGTACTGGACCCGTCCTTGGTTCTACCCTACTTTAGATAGCCAGTCGCAGTATTACATTCAGACAGTGTTAAACATTAAGATCATTAAAAACGGGGCAAAAGGTCGCTGTAGTGGACAAAGTTACCTGAGTCTTATGCGGGCGCTGAACGAGGTCTTTACCCAACCAAACTATCCGGTTCATTCTTTCCCAGAACTTTCTTTATCAGCGTGGAATACAGATCTTAGCCAGTCTAAAGATGAGGTGGCAAATAGAACGTGGAAAGCCTCTTTACTGAATAAAATTAAGGCGTTATGCCTGAAAAAAAATGGCCCTTATTTCACTGCTTCGGAGTTGGAAGAAAACTACTTGGACGTATTCAAGGTAGAGCATCCTGAGAGCAAAACAGTTACAAGCTCAATCTACTTTTATCTACAGAAACTATGCAATGATGATGAGTTAAAGTCCCTTGAGTCCGGAAATTATGAATACCTGAATTTTGAGAAAAATGAATCCCAGACGATAACTGAGGAAACTGTCGAAGAGAGTGCGCCGTTGCCAAAACTCACTCACGTTCCTTATGACATCAGTCATCTGGTGCAGGATGGCTGTTTCTTGGAAGAGGCTAAGATCCAACTCACACTTCAGCGCCTGATCGACAAGAAAAACCTGATATTACAAGGACCACCCGGAACTGGAAAAACCTGGTTAGCGCGACGTCTGGCGTACTGCTTGATGGGAGAAAAAGCACCTGAGCGTATTAGCGCGGTGCAATTTCACCCGAACCTCTCTTACGAAGACTTTATTCGCGGCTGGCGTCCAGGTAAAGAAGGGCAATTGACGCTAATTGATGGACCTTTTGTAAATGCAATCAAAACTGCAGTCAATAATCCTACCTCGAAATATGTGGTGATAATTGAAGAGATTAATCGTGGCAATCCGGCGCAAATCTTCGGTGAAACACTCACGTTGATGGAAGCAGATAAACGCACGCCGACTGAGGCATTATCTCTTTCCTATCCTAAAAATGATGATGAAAAAATATACATTCCTGAGAATCTATATATCATCGGTACGATGAATATTGCAGACCGCTCACTCGCACTACTTGACCTAGCGCTGCGCCGTCGTTTCGCGTTTATCGATCTAAAGCCAGCTTTTAATGACGCGTGGAGAAACTGGGTAAATTATAATTACGCAATTGATTTTGACATGTTAGCATTCATCAAATCTCGACTGACGGTACTTAACGATATGCTGGCAAAAGATGTTACCTTAGGACCACAGTTTTGTATCGGTCACAGCTATGTCACCCCAGCTATCGGCCAAAAAATCAACGATGCCCAGGCTTGGTATGAACAAGTCGTTGATACAGAGATCTGCCCTTTGCTCGCCGAATATTGGTTCGATGCTCCAAATAAAGTCGATGAAGCCAGAAAAGTGTTATTAGCAAAATGACGACAATAACCGGGAGTGAGCAACATACAGCATCACGTATTCCCATGCGAAATATCTGGATGCTGATGCTGTACGCTTCAGATCTGTTTCGTCAGTTAGGGCGCAATCAGATCGCAGTAGAAGATAACCCAGCAGAAATCCCCGACCTGGTGGCGACAATCCTCCTTCATGAGATTACGCTGCGCCGACGTCGCAATTTAAATATGGGATACCAAACTTGTCATGCGGCCCTGAACCGAGTGAGAGGGCGCATTGACATACTGTATACTGCCAGTCATCAACTACTGGAACGGGGACAGGTTGCCTGCCATTTTCAAGACATAACCCTCAACACCCCCCGAAATCGCTATGTTCGCTGTGCGTTAGAACGTCTGGCCTCAATCATAGTGAAACCGTCTTTGGCGGCAGATTGCCATTTTATGGCAATATCACTTCGCCGTGAGGGGATAAATGGAGGATATCCTGCCCCCCACGAATTACCCTCAGTGTGGCGTTTTGGACGCCATGATGCCGCAGATAAACCGATGGTCGATGCCGCACGATTAGCTTTTGAACTGCTGATGCCGACCGAAGATCAAGGCCAATATCTTTTACCTGCGCCCTCAAATAACCTTTACTGGATGAGAAGACTATTTGAAAAAGGTATCGCTGGCTTATATCGTGTACACCTTGCCAAAACAACTTGGCAGGTCTCTGCAGGGAAAGAGCTGAAATGGGCGTTGAGCGATCAAAGTGCAGGTAGTGCAGAGATTTTCCCGACAATGAAGTCAGACATTATTCTGGAACACAAGACTGCCCAGCGGCGTATTATTATCGATACCAAATTTAATTCGATTCTGACAAAGGGTTGGCATCGGGAGCAATCACTACGTAATGGCTATATTTATCAGCTATATACCTACCTTAGAACACAGGAGAACAAGACGGATCCGCTTTCGCTCAATGCCGCTGGTCTTCTACTTCATCCAGCTGTTGGCTATATGCTTAATGAGTATGTTGTCACTCAGGGACATAAGATCCATTTTGCTACAGTAGATATGACGGTAGATGCTAAAGCAATTAAAAAACAATTGCTGGCAATAGCCCATGATTGTGCAGGAGTCGCGGTTGATGACTAACCATCCTATAAGGCACTGGCTGTAATATAATCAATAGTTTCAATTAAGTAGCTGTTATCCGTGCTTAGTCATCATATGACGCACCACGGTCTAATTTTCCTGCTCATACATTGATATATCCTTGTCGAGTCCGGAAAGTCGCAGTCCACTATTAGGTATACCGATTGCCAGCACCAAAAGCTTCTTTGTGATTATTATATCGGGGAATGCCTATTTTTTAGTGACAATATCAGATAGCAATTAATAAGCGGTGCCGGTAATGGATGTTATGTTTAATGTATAGACACAGCCATCATAAACTAAACGTCTGTTGTTCGCTCATAACCGACATTTATCTCAGTTATGGAAGATAATTATGTATGCAGATAATGGGGCAGACAGTCGTGGAGTAAACAAGGTTTTGCACTGCTTGGCGGCATCGTTATCTTATTTTTAATTATGTGCCTCTTAACATAAGTTGGGACAAAACAGAGACACATAAGGTCTCACAAAGGTCTGCAAGGCCTCACATGTATTGAGATGTTAATAAAATGTAGACTTGTAATTTGGATATAAATGGTAGAGAAAACCTTTCCCCAAAATAAAAACGAACGTCAATGAAATCAAACGGTTGAATAAAGTTGATTTTGGCTAATAAAAAAACAATAAAATAATTTTTATCATTAAATATCAATGACTTGAACTTAATGTTTTTATATACTGTTACGCCACATGGGTTGGACCGAAGCCGCAGACCTGATTGTTAAAGGTATGGAAGGCGCAATCAATGCCAAGACCGTAACCTATGACTTCGAACGTCTGATGGAAGGCGCTAAACTGCTGAAATGTTCAGAATTTGGTGATGCGATCCTCAAGAACATGTAATCACTACATGTGTTTAATATTGCAACGGGCGTATAACACGCCCGTTGTTTTATTTATGTAGGTATTATTAATAGCATATCGAGCATATTTATATAAAACCCTTTACTTGAGCCCATATGGGCATATTTTTATAATGCAACTATTATGCAAACATTTATTTGTTATTTTGCTTTCTCCTGGAGGACACTCTTGACTGCTTTTGAGTAGACTCCATAAATCCTTGTTGAATGGTGCGATGTTATAAATAGTAATAGGATATTCTTTATCTTTAAGGATAATTCCAGATTTAACCGGTGTAAATATACTGCCAGGAGGGAGAAATATAGTAGATTGATACCAGATGATCATTTTCATATTACCCCATATGGCTGAAAAAGATATGCCGCATGAAGGTTGAATTATCGTGTCAATTACTATCCACTTCATTTGTTATGTCTTATCCCACGGTATTTAATATAGTTCATTTGGATGTTCATTTCTTTATTTTGCATATGAGTATATTACCCCTTCAAAAAATAAATTAATTAAAACGATTGCTTATATAAAACAAAATTTAAAGCAAGGAATCTCAATGGATGTTAAACAAAATGAGATTTAGAGAAAACAATAAATTATTCACTTCGTTTTAGATTTGTTTAGCTATAATGTTATACATTCAAATGACTGAACATCCTGTAATTAAAACATAGCCTTTATGCTACTTTGTGCCAATTTGCTAAACATTATGGTTGCCTTTTTATATAACGATAATAATGAATATAAGCATGACATGAGAATAAGGTTTCAATTTTTGAGTTATATAGGAAAGGTTTAACCTGTTCCTGGCTAAAATACATATAACTGGATGATGACTAAACCAAAACACATGTGCGTTAAGTATTGAAACGGGCGTATGGCACACCCGTTGTTTTTATAAATATATTAACCGTTATAAAATAACGTATAGAAAGTCAAGTGATCACATTTCAAATATCAATTTGATAGTATTGGCATGGTGATTATTTATGGGTAGCAATAAAAGGACAGTATTTATCATCCATAGGGATAGTCTCTGTACTTTTATTCCCATTATGCTAATGCCTTACTGAATTATGAAGCATTTCTTAAGCATCCAACTTTAGCTAGATTAATGGTTTATTATTTTCTACATCTTCAATATATAAAAGCGTATTATCAATGGCGTAGTAACTGCGTTTGTTATGATTAACATCAGTAACCCACCGGAAAACGCCCGCGCCTGCTAGTGTTGAACAGTATTCCCGAAATGTAGATTTTCCGCAAATATGAAGCAATGCGGCCTCTTTTATTTTAGCAGGGTTCTTGGTCGTACTAACTTTTAACAGGTTCCTGGTTCCTCTTAATAACAAAACCGTGTCATCGTGAGTAATAATTCTGATGTTATCCGTAGCCAGATAATAAATGTAATGTGCAATACGGTGATGTTTTAATTCTGAATAAAACCAGGAGAAGTTTTGCTCTTTTCTCACTTGCTCAAACATCTTTTGAAAAACAACGACCTGATCCAT